AAATTCATCGTCACAAAAATCTACTTCGGTCTCAATTTGATCGTAACTGACCTTTACCAGATCTCCTTCCTTAAATTCTAACAATTTCTTCTTCCCACCAATGGCTTCTGCAAACTCTTTGTACTCTCCATCTTGGATTTCATACTTCTCTTGTATCTTATCCAACAGGGACAGTAGGTGATGACGATCCATATCTGTTACTTGATTTATTAAAAGGCAAAGCTAACTTAGGCGCCAGTGGAACCAAAACCACCCGATCCTCGTAATGTTTCTTCAAGGTTGCCAATCTCCCAAACCTCGGGAGTATCGCAACGCTCAAGAACAAGTTGCGCAATTCGATCCCCTTCTTTTATGACAAATTCTCGATCTCCGTGATTGAAAAGAACAACTTTAACTTCACCCGTGTAATCTGGGTCGATAACACCTGCACCGACTTGAATACCATGCTTGACAGCAAGACCCGATCTTGGAGCAACACGTCCATATACACCTTCCGGTAAAAGAATTGCAATCCCTGTACCTACAAGAGCGCGATGTGTGGGTGGAATGGTAACATTATCGGTACTGTATATATCGTATCCAACAGCGCCACTCGAACCACGTGTAGGAAGAATAGCGTTATTCGTAAGTTTTTTAACACCGAGTGACATTTTTGGATTATAATCCCTTGTAATCTTTATAAAGGTTTGGAATTAATGTTTATTAATGGGTGTAGCTTGGACTATTCACAATGCCATTGTTCCTCCAAAATCAGATTATGAAAAACTCAAAAGAAAAATCAACAAAACAACTCTCACATATGGTACAGCACTTACATCAACTTATTTCATTACTCAAGGAGCCCCGGAAGGTGTATCCTCTACATTAGGTGTTGCATCTTCTCTTGCATATATTGCATTGTTAGAGAATCACGTAGATAACATTGAAAAATCATCATTTCAGAAACAGTTTTTTGTTCCACTCGGAACGGCTATTTTTGAAACAATGTGGAATCATGCACCATTTGGTTTTGATTTTGATTATGGTGCGACTTTTGTTGGATTTTTGGCATATAAACTCGCCTTACTTACGGTACTTTATGAAGAAGTTGTTAGGATGATGATTACCGAATCCGAACCCGAAAAGGATAGAATTTCGCCTCTAGATTCCTTTGATTCTGCACTTGAAAGCGAAAAATAGAATCCATGCAATGACAACATCTATAGTATAATGATCTCTTGTAATCACAGATACAAATGAAGTTAACACTGGCCATAAAGGCCATAGAGGAGCCCCTACAAAATTAGAAGTTACTAAATTAAGTGTTGTATGTCCAGAGAATGTATAGTCGTTACAGTATCCAAATCCTGGTCTGATATTACAAGGTTTTTCTTTTGTGTATGGTAGTATAGTGACCGCATTACACAAAGCTCTCGCAAAATACATGATAGTCAATAATTTTAAATATGAATTGCGTTTATTAGTTGACCACGAAGGCCAGTTGGAAAGGAGAAAAAGTATGGGGACTATCAAAACATAGTCTGGTAGATGTTCATATTGTTCAAAGTTTGGCAAAAACTTAAATCCCATATCATATATAGGACCGTGTTTGTCAGAACCATTCTTATGTGATATATGATGCCCAACTAGTATATTGGTTATCAGTGATAACACGAACAATATCAATAACATCCTGTTATATATTATGTAAAGAATAAAACATTTATAACTACCTCAAATCTTTATCCGCCGTGTAATATGTCTTCCCTTTCATAATAAAACTATGAACCCTCGCATAACCCCATGCTTGTGGAGAAGCTCCTGGACGATGCCCGGTTCTCCATGCGGCGAGGCCTCTATTGTAAATTGTTTGAAGAGTCTTCAATGGAATCTTTGTAGCTTTTGATATTTCTGGGAGTGATTTCACTTCCGACCCATACTTCTTTCTAAACTTTTGGGTGTATGAAGAGGTGCGAGTCTTCATACCCTTATCAGTCTTGAAGTCTTTGTAATCTTTCTTGAGCATTTTCTTGTAGCGGGTCTCTACAGACTTTAGGGTTCTAAGACCCCTAAAGTATTTGAGTGGTGCATAGATCTTACTCTCGGTTCTGCGCAGTTCTCTCACTTTCTTGGCAATTTCCCGATCTGTCAGAGGCATCTTAATTATTGTATAGAATAAAATACAAATGTTCGTGGGTATCGCTAGTTCTATTCTCTGTCTGATTACATTTACTGGTTTATTTTAGTATAAAATTATCTATATTTATTTCAATGAGCTGTAGAGACAATCTTTGTACGTGTTGTTTATTAACGACGGTGATAGGTGCAATTGTTGGTGGTATGATGATTAGAATCATGACCGACCCAGGTACTTAACGGCAGCAAGAATGTTTGGAAAGATCTTATTACCGAAACGAACACGCCCCGATTTGGTCGACATCCATCCCCTGTGTCCATTGTAATAACACTTTTGGATATCAACCATTATAAAAATATGAGATTATTTTATAGAAAGGCAAAATGAGTCTCACAATTATTATAGGAAATATGTTTTCTGGTAAAACTTCTGAACTTATTCGAAGACTCAAGCGCTACAAAGTCATAGGCAAAAAAATTGTTGTCATCAATTCTCTAAAAGATACCCGGTCTCCTGAAGAAGTCCTTAAGACGCACGACGGTGTGGAGTTTCCGTGTCTGAAAGTTCCGCACATTTCTCATTGTATTGTGGACCAGTGTTACTGTGATGCTGATATAGTAGCTATCGACGAAGCACAATTTTTTACACAACTCAAAGACTTTGTTCAGATGTGTCTTTTCCTCGGAAAGTCTGTGATTGTAACTGGTTTGGATGGAGACTACAAACAGCAAAAATTCGGAGAAATTCTTGATTGTATTCCTATGGCTGATGAAGTCATTAAGTTGTCTGCGTTATGTATGGATTGTAATGACGGAACGTCCGGTCCATTCACAAAACGAATCGTAGAAAACCAAGATTTAGAACTCGTCGGTGGAAATGATATGTATAGGGCTGTTTGTAGGAAGCATCTATCTTGTATGAGTACACCTCTACCTATGACAAAGGCGTCAAATTTAAAAAACTTAATCAAATAAATAAAAACTTTTAAAATTTAAGATATGTTAAATTTTAAAAATTTAGTTTTAAATTTTATTAAAATATTAAACAACTAACAACTTAGTTGGAGAACGCGAGACCACCCATACCAGATTGGATACGGAGGACGTTGTAGTTGGTCGCAAAGAGGTGCATCGTGTTGGTCGCCGTGGCGGTATCCTTGATCTTGACAGCGACTTGGGCGTTGTCGATGCGGGAGAAGTTGCACGTGCCAGTCGGTTGGTGTTCTTCCGGCTTGAGGGCGAACGAGTACGAGTACACACCCGGGTACGGGCAGCCCGTGTGGTGGGACATCGGTTGCACTTGGTTGAAGTACTTACCGGTTTGTTCCTTGAATCGGTCTTGGCCGTTGAGGACAAGCTTGAAGGTGTCGAGCGGACCGACAGCAGCCGTAGCGGAAGCCGCACCTTCTTCGACCCAGCGAGCAGCGGAGCCATCGGTACCGACCGCAACAAGCGGGACGCCAGTACCTTGGGTGATCGGCACGAAAGCGTTAGAAGACGCAAGCGCCGTCGGATCGGAGTCGAGGACGAGCGCCGCATTGTCGGTGTTGGAGGTGAAGTTCCAGAGGGCGGCGTTGGAGGAGCTGCCTTCGGAGAAGCACCAGACAAGTTCCTTCACCGGGTGGTTGAAGGACAAGCGGACTTGCTTCGTGGAAGTGGAGGAAACAGAGTCGGCGCCAGTGTGCTGCACTTGTTCGATAAGGTATTCATGACCCTTTTGAGAAAATCGGCGTCGTTCTTCGGTGTCGAGGTACACGTAGTTACCCCACACCTTGAAGGTACCGTCGGTGTATTGAGTGAACTCACCCGACAAATCGAAGTCAAGACGGACTTCGTGGTATTGGAGAGCGATGAGCGGCAAATGCAAACCCGGGTTGCGGTTGAAGAAGAACACCAACGGCAAAAAGACTGCGTTGTTAGACGCCGTCGTCATCTTAGCCCAGTTAGCCTTCTTGGCTTCATCCAAGTACAACTCGGAGTAGAGGCGCCACCAGCGTTGGTAGTGCTTGTCGATACGTTGGCCACCAATAGAAAGTTCAACATCCTTAACGGCACGCTCGGCGACCCAGTTGCAGTCGAGAGCATCACCAGTCTTGGAAACCAAACTGTTAGCCTTGAGTTCAACGTACATTTCACCGATCAAGTCACCATTACGCGCAATAGTGACAGACACACGGCCATTATCCGTAGCCGTACCATTGACAGTTTGTTCAATGTTTTCCATAGCGAAGTTAGTGTGGCGCTTGTAGACCGCCTGGAAGAAGGTAACCTTCGGGTTACCAGTCAAGTAGACGTCTTGGGCGCCGTAAGCGACGAGTTGCATGAGACCACCGGCCATTGTGAGAGTTTTTGTACTATAGACCAACATTTTTTTTCTGGCTGAAATCGCACTCGCTGCGAAAAATTTTGCCTTCGGTTTTCTCAGTGTAAGATAAAATGTCCTCCCATCCTGAAGAAGAATATGTCTCCGAATCTGGTTCTGAAGTCGACGTCGACATCGATGTCAAACACGAAGAAATTATCGAAAGTGACGAAGGTGAGGAAGATTATCTCATGACAGACGAAGAAGGTTCCGATATTCCGGAAATTTTTGACGAACCGCTCCAGATGGAGGAACTTCTCAGTTCGGTCCTCGCCACCCCCGATGGTGACACAATTTGTTCGGCCCTGGTAAACATAGCTCACCATCTCGAGGTTCAGAATAAAATTCTTATTAAGGTACTCTCGACTGTCAACAAAAAATAAACTTAGAAAAATGAATTGTAATAAGATTAGGCTATAAAATGGATACACATTACATTGACAGAGATCCGAATGTTACCGATTCCGAGATGGAAAATTTGAGAAATCAAATTCAGACCCTCGATCAGGAGCAAGTATTGCGTATCCTGGGACTTATGGAGGACAAGTGGTCTCTTACGAAAGGTAATTGCGACCCCCGTGATATCGTGCGGCTTGGATATGACCAATTTTTTGACCCTTCTGAGTTAGAAGAAGATGGGTTTCCTAGGCGCATTGAGATGAATACCGTAAATGGTAAGTTACAAAGAGAAACTAAATTTTTGAAAAGTTTGGGTAGTCGTGTAAAAACTATAAATTTGATGGAGCATCAATTAGAGGATCACGATTTATCGGTAGGTGAACGTGTCTGTCGCCTGATCAAACAGATTAACGAAGCATTTAAAAATATTAGATTACACTTAAACGCTCAAGAGCGTATTTTACATCCAAGACAAATCCCCGAAAAATTTGATGCAGACCCCGAGTACTTCGACGCCACACCAATGGACGAAGCCAAATTAAGTGAAATGACACCCTACCAACGTGCAATTGTTGCAGTTCTTGATGAGACGTCTAAGAAGAATATGAGGCGATACAAGGGTAAATGTTGTGTGCAACGAGTTTCGAATGGACATTATACACGGGCTTGGATGTCTACACACACAATTCAAGAGTTCGTTTATGAGCTGGCTGAAAAGGAAGTGAACTTTGAAGTTTGGAAAGATTTGACTTCTCGTGGTACCGCATTTAGGGATGTTATCAATCACTTAACACACTGTGTTGACAGTGACTTCCCCGAGATTAAAAAGACTAGACATATGTGGTCTTTTCAAAATGGTGTGTTTATTGCAAAAGAATGGATTCCCGATAAGGGTGTTTATGATTGTCACTTCTATCCATTTGAAAGTAAGCAATTTAACTGTCTAGATCCGACACTGGTGAGTTGTAAGTATTTTGATCAGCGTTTCGAAGACTATTCTTATATGGAAGATTGGTGGTCTATTCCAACGCCACATATGCAATCTATCCTCGAATATCAGAAATTCGACGAAGAAGTTTGTCGTTGGGTATATGTAATGGGTGGTAGACTTTGTTTTGAAGTCGGTGATATGGACGGGTGGCAAGTTATACCGTTTTTTAAAGGTATTGCCCGATCAGGTAAAAGTACAATTATCACCAAAATTTTCAAAAAGTTTTACGAAAATGAAGACGTTTCAACCCTGGGTAATAATGTCGAGAGAAAGTTTGGTTTGTCTGCAATTTGTGATTCTCTTATGTTTATTGCCCCGGAAGTAAAGGGTGACTTGGCACTTGAACAAGCCGAGTTTCAGTCTATTGTATCCGGTGAAGATGTATCAGTTGCTGTAAAGCACGAGAAAGCTAGGTCAATTGAATGGAAAACACCGGGTGTATTGGGTGGTAACGAGGTTCCGGGGTGGAAAGATAACTCTGGTTCTGTCCTCAGGCGTGTATTGCCTTGGAATTTTACTCGCCAAGTAAAGGATGCAGATACTCAACTTGACGAAAAGTTAAGCGAGGAGATTCCCACCATTTTGTATAAGTGTGTACGCGCTTATCTGGATTATGCTCAACGTTACAGAAATAAGGATGTATGGAATGTTGTACCAGACTATTTCAAGAAGATACAAAGACAAGTTGCGATGGTTGCGAGTACTTTGCACAATTTCTTGGAGTCTACAAATATTGTATACGGAAAAGACTTGTGCGTTCCGCAGAAACTCTTTGTCCAACTTTTCAACCAACACTGTAACGCAAATAACCTAGGCAGACCCAAGTTCAATCCAGACTTTTATGCGGGTCCATTTAGCTCTAGAGACATCGAAGTCAGGGAAGAATCCATGACATACAAAGATCGTTTGTATCCTCGACAGCCATTTATCTTTGGTTTAGATATTGTCGAAGAAAACCTAGGCTTCACAGACGATTACTAAAAAAAATAGTACTAATTATTAATATGAGCTCTGGTGTAAAAGAGTTCTTGAGAAAATCAAATGTGGAGATACAGACCACACCTTCACCCACAGCCACAGTCTCGAGTTCTTCAACCAATACTATTAATAATCAGTTGTCTCGCAATATCGAGATGCAAATGTTAAGAAATCAACAGTTTCCAAACAAGATAGAAAATAGTATTGTCAATAATAACAACTATGGAGAATTTGCAAAATTTGTCTATGATAGTAATGATAACAACACATCGTCTACTCCTAGTCCCGTGAGAAATGTGGGTCTGGTTATGAGTAAATTAAACCCTGGTATGTTCAATGCTACGGTCAACAAGCATTTTAGCTCGGGTTCGAGAATAGATTTGAAAAAGATACTGATGGTTCCGATCAAACCCAAAACACCTATCGGAGATGGTCTTTATATAGAAACAAAGGAAATCAAGGGTATATATGGTCGTTTTCAGACAGGTTTTATATCCACAAAAAACTACGGTCAAAAGGGTAGTTTAAATCGAAACTATTTCAGTGTTCAATTTACATTGGATATTACTATTGGCAATGAAAAGAAGGGGGTAAGTGTGAATTTTTACAAAAATGGCAAGATTCGATTTTCTGGTGGATTTGTCGGTACAAATATTGAACGCCAAGCTGATCTCATAAGAAATTACATGGTTAACACATATACAGCCAAAGAATCTTTTTTATATAACCCATTTGAATATAATAATCTGAGTGGTCAATTTAGAGTCAACGGATATTTTAAGAATTTCAACTCTTTATATTCACGATTTCTTAAAAAGTATGGTGGACAAAGTGGCAAATATGAACCAGAACTTTCACCATTTATGTATTTGACATACAAAGACCATAAGTTTATACTAGCGTCATCCGGTAATATTCAGATTTCGGGTTCTACTACACCTGAACGAATGGTTGACGCATACAACAAAGGTATGGAACTTATGCGCATGTTTCATGAAAGTGGGGAAATAATTATCACTGGAAATATAACAAACAATACAATTGTTCAAAATAAAAAGAAAGTAAAAAGTAAAGTTCCAAAGAAGTTAACTCCGTCACAAATAAAAGCATTAAAAGTTGATGGAAAGCAGTGTATGCGAATGCCAAAACCACAACTTTTACATTTGGCCAAAACTTTGGGAGTTGTTGGTATAAAAAATACCACGAAAAAGGAAGAAATTTGTAAAAAAATTAAAGCCATAACAAATACCAAAACAACTTCTTTTAGAAACACAAACAAAAATAAAAATGTTTCACTGAGTGGAACAAATAAAACTTTTAAGGTTGGTAGATCTATATGCAGCAATTATTCTAAGACGGAACTCATACGAATTGCTAAAATACTCGGTATAAAAGTTGAAGACAAAGACACAAAAATTTCTTTGTGTACAAAGATAGAACAATTTAGAAATAAAAAAGTTGCACCTAAACCTGTAAATAAAGTGACACCCAAACCAAGCAGAAAAGAAGTAGCTCAAAAGAAAAGAAATGTGAAGAAAGATGTGGTCATAAAAAAGAGGCGCCTCGATGAAAAATCAATCAAGAATGACATTGTCAAATTATACGGAAAAAGATGGATGAATAAATATAAAAACGTCATACCGTCGATAAATCAAGACGTTAAAAATGTTAAATCTAGATTAAACACAATCAAGAAAACAAACAAAACAACAGGTGTCCCTTTTAAAAGAGACGCAGACTTAATCAAAAAGAGAATGGTGAATCGTTGGAAACGTGAAAGAGAAAGAGATCTCGAAAGAAAGATCATAATGACACAAATAAATACACGTGGTATTAATAAAAATTTAGCTAATACATTCAGACGAGATGCCACAAATTATATAATGACTCATGGACCTACTAAGAAACAACTTGAAAAATATAAAAACTTATGGATCAACTTGCGAAAAAAATAAAATGTAACTATATTTTAGAATGTCATATTTTGCAGTGACATCAACATTTTTTATAAGTGTTGTTATATTTGTTTTATTTTTTGGTTTGATTTTGAGTTACACGTGTACAGGAGGAACTTTTAAGATAAAGGATTACGACGGGTCCAAGTGTTTTAAATTTATTGACTATAGTGTGTTATCGGAAAAAGGACAACTAGAAACAGAAACGATATCCTCTGACTTTGATCAAGATCAAGGAACTGTAGATTCGGAGGCCGAACCATCCATCGATGATGTGTTAACTACCACACTCCAAAGTGCAATTATAGAATTCGGGGGTGAGCAAGAAAGTACACCCACCCAGGACCAGGGTTCAGCTCCCGCTCCGGCTCCAGACACAGGTCCAACACCGGAAGAAATATGCAGAGATGGTGATACATGTAAATGTGAAACAGAATGGACTAACTGGAGTGATTGTAACGTTGTTACTTCGAAGACCAAAAGATCCAGATGTCGTGGACCAAATGATCTTATCGAAGAAGAAAGGGATTGTACATGGTGTCGCATTGGTAACGTGTGTCATTGTGAAACCGATTGGGAGCCGTGGGGACCGTGTGACACAACGACACTGAAAATAAAAAGAAGTAAATGTAATGGCCCAGGTGATTTAGTAGAAGAGGAAATGGATTGTAGATGTAGTTATGGCGAATGGGGTGAATGTAGTAAAACATGCGGACCTTATGGTTATAAGATGAGAAATCGTGAAATATTAGAATATCCAAATGAAGGCATGGATCAGACTGAATGGGAGAATGGAATTTCATGTACCGAATACGAATTAGAACCCTGTAATCAAGATATACAATGTCTCGGGTGTTGCGAATCAGAATATTCAATGTACGACTATGGTGTGAAAACGTCTATAAATGAGATTAATAAAAATAACATATTTGATATATATCGCGGTGTTTTGGGTAATGTTCGAGGTGCGTCAACATTAAAAATACAAATAAATGCAGGTGGTGATAAATTAAAAATTAATGGTAATGTGTATAATTTTAAATACGGTACAACCAATACATACACAGATGGGACACGTGATTATGTTTTTATACTTTATCAATCGGGAATGTATGCACACCTGTACGATGTAAATTCGGACGAAAATGTAGTTTTTGAAAGAAAAGAACAAATAAATTGTAATTATTGTGATTAAAATATTTCGTAAACGTATGAGCACCGAAGAAACTCGTGAAAGAGATCATTGGTGTCAAAAACAAGAAAGCCTTCTCAGGAGATGGGCAGAAAAGACAGCCGGTTACAGATGGTTACATAATCATGCAAGACTTCATTTTAAAAAACAACATGATTATTTATCCTATCCAAGTATTGTAATTTCGAGTATCACCGGTGTGGGTGGTTTTGCTGTTTTGAATCCAAGTGGTAATGATAATGTAGACGATTCTACAAAAACAAAGATTATGATTGTGCAATATATGTTTGCATTCTTAAATGTTTTGGGCGGTATTTTGACATCCATATCTAAATTCAGTCAAAGTCAGCGATTATCCGAGTCACATTCTAATATGTGTATTCTGTATTCTAAGTTTTACAGAAATATTGATATGGAATTATCACTTGATGTACAACATCGTGCAAATGTTGTAGAATTTGTTCAAAAGGCTAGAGAAGAATATGATCGTTTGTTGGACGAAGCACCAGATATTCCTGCATTAAGTATAAAAGCTTTTAATGAAGAATTTCCAGACAGAGATAATAAACCAGACGTTTGTAACGGTTTGAATATTATCCCGGATGATGTATCTATAAGTTCTAATAAAAGAGAAGCTATAAGAAATTGGGTCAGTGCCGTATCAGGTGTAATAAAGGGGCGGCGAAGTAGAGATGGATTAGAGAATATAGAACTCGGACGTTTAGAATCAACTTAATCTTTCGTTGCATGTTTTGTCGATAAATACACTATAAAATATAACAAATAAAACTAAAGCCGGAACTAAAATATATTTGAGTCTTGGAAATATAGCCAAACCGAGTATTATTGAAATTATTATGTAAATATACAAAAATTGAGTATATTCAATAATACTTCTCTTTATGCGATGAGCGTTTAATGTACCTGGATATGATACAAATACAGCATTATTTTTCTTATCTTTGTGAGTTGGTGGTACATTTTTGAAGATTTTTTCTTGTTCATCTATTTTTATAAAGTTGTGTACTTTACACAAATCATTTAAATTTCTTTGGTCGTCTTCACAATCCATTTCATTTGCTTGGTTTATTATAATCTTCAAATATTTGACATAACCCATGTAAAGACCAGAATTAGCTGTATTATTTTCATCACATGTACCAAATATAATTTTAGAAAATGGTCCAAATGGCATAGGATCTTTAGACACAAGAACACCACAATCATATGACTTAAATATTTTCACAACATCTTCTGGACTTTTGTTTATTTTTGTATCAAAGCCATCAACGAAAACAATTATGTCATCGTCATTTTTGGTTTCGAGATGTTTAGACATTGCTTTATATTTATCACCAAAACCATTCCATTTTGTTCCCCAACCTAGCACAGTCACTTTCTGATTGAAATTATTATTTACTAATTCTTCAAACATGCCTTGTGATTTGTTGGCGTAAGTCACGAGTTCAAATGACATATTTATATAAAGCAAGAAATAAATTTAAAAACAATTGTTTATTAATTGTTAGATGAACATTGGAATTTTAACGGCGGGGGGAGTATGTCCGGGTGTAAATACATTGATACGATCGATTACACTTCGTGAAAGAAATCAAGGTAATAATGTACACGGGTTTTGTAACGGTTTTCGTGGTTTAAATAAAAACGTTAAATGTTATTTTGACCAAGAAAATATCGAAGAAGGGCCGGGTACTATTCTGAAAACATCATATGATTTTGTTGATGTGGAATCCGCCATTAAAACTCTTGAAGATTTTGACAGGCTTTATTGTATTTGTGGTAACGAATCTATGAAGTCGGCACGAGATCTCGCACTCGATGAAAGAATAGACACGAATATCATAGGGATTGCCAAGACAGTGTTTAATGACATCCCGGGTTTGGGATCGATCGGGTTTCAATCGGCTATTCAGGAGCTTGCAAGATATATAGATTGCGCTTATGTTGAAGCCATTTCGACCAATACGATTGTTTTTTTAGAAGTACCAGGAAGAAACAGTAATGAATTAACTATACACACAGGTCTTGCAAGAAATTCAAAAGTTACAAATGTTATTTTGCCAGACATGAAAGGTAATCACGTTACCGACATTGAGTATAGTTTTGCAAAGAGAGGCTACGCCGTCGTCGTTGTTTCCGAAATGTGCGACCATCAACGAATCGCTTCTAATCTTTCTAGCGAAGTTAAGGTTATTACCCCTGGTTATCTTATCCGTGATTCTGGAGCGTGTGTCTACGACACCATATTAGCTGAGCGTATGGTCCGTGAAGCATTCGATCACGCTCAAGAAAATAAAAATTTCATCAAAGGTGCAAACAGGATTATTAAGTTTAATGACTTTCTTAGATTAGCATAATTAACTTAAAGAAAAGCCTATATGTATAACAGAGATCCTATAGCTCAGTTGGTTAGAGCGCGGTGCTTATACAATTATGTATATTTGAGTGTAGTAAAATACACATGAGCGACGCCGATGTCGTGGGTTCGAGCCCCACTAGGATCATTTTCTTTGTGTATTATAAATGATTCTCCAGAACAATATAGTTCTTGTTTTTTTGTTACTTATTTCTGTTACAGGTATTGTGTCACATGGTAATTTTAATTACTTTCCAAAGTTGACTACACAAATAGAAACACCATTTATTTATGGTATGATTATCATGCTACAATCAATTTTTGGTTTATCTGGACTTACCGAAACTCCCCGTCGAGTTGAGAATTTAATGAATCAAAAATGGTTTAGATTTTTTACAGTCATGATACTTTCTTATGCCGCCACAAGAGATATAGAAGATTCAATTTTCCTTATGTTAATGTTCCTTGTAGCAATTCAACTTATCAGGACTAAGGAGGAGAGAAAGAAAAATCCGTACATATTATAAAATGAGGTATAATTCTCTACACCGATTAGATTTCAAGGTAAGATGGGGTTTGCACAAAACAGGTTTAGTTCAAGATCATCATGTGATACCTAGACAATTTAAAAATCACGTTGCAGTGAAAAACTCTGGATATGACATGAATTCTAGTAAAAATATAATAATGATGCCGACACGTCACGGTATACACACACTTAATTTGAGAGAAAATAGACTTGTACACGAAGGCAATCATAAAGAATATAATAACTTTGTTGGCGAAATGCTAGAGATTATAAACGACGAAGACGAAATGGACTATCTCATAAATATTTTAAAAATGGGATGTCGAAGAAGACCCAAAGACATACCGTGGTAATATTTATTTCCATGGGAAGTCTGCATACCTACTTTTAAGTATAGGCTCACCCTTGTCATAAATGTGACAGCATTGCTTATATCTGTCAAACCCATCGTGACAACTTTTTACATAATCATACATTTTAACAGTTTTATCATGCCCCCCATGCCTTAATTTATTTTTATTATTTACACACACCTCGTCAAACAAATATAAATTATTATCATTTATACCAGTTTCTGGATTTTCGTCGTAAATTTCTCTCAATAATATGTAAAATTCTATACAATTACTGAGATAGAGAGGTTTATCAGAACCTTCTGACATAAAATTGATCAAATCTAAGAATATACTTCTTCCCGGACCGGTAGCTATTATTCCATTATAGATTGATCCACTTTGAATACTTAATACTGTATATAAATTGTTTTCATCGGTAAATATTTCGCTAATTGGTTTTATTAACTCGGTTTTAATATCCATATATATACCACCATATTTATACAAATAACAGTACCTGAAAAGATCAGCCTTGTGAGCTTTCACATTTAGTGATTTAAATTTATCAGCCAATTCCAAACTATAGTGTTTTGATATAAATTCATAACAATCGTCATCATCAAATACTTTATGTTCATACCCTTTTGCATACTTGTTTACATTTTCATAAACTTTTGATGGAATTTTATTTTTTGAGCTGTATGTTTGAACTAAAACTTTTGGTATTTTCGTGTTATGTTCTGTCAAGGGTATTTTATTTATGTTTATTCTATTTCTCAATTTGTTCCACAATTTAACCATTTTGTACGAATAGGATATGTTTTCACACACTTTGTCTGGATTACCCCAACCATATTTTACCGTGTCTTTATAAGGTCCATTTTCGGAACTTTCTAAAATAATATCAGTATATTTATTAATATCTATTTTCATACTTGAAACATATGGAACTAAATAATCTCCATTTTTGCCAATAATATTTCTATATTTTTCGTTATCCTTTTTGTAATTTGGATTTTTAAAATCTTCCATGCACTTGTCATACCATTCCTCTATGAATGGATGTTTAGGTGGAGCCTTTATAAAAAAGTTTTCCACACACGTAACACCATCTTTAGAGAAACGATCGGCTTTATAACAAAATACTCTTTTTTTGGGTAGCCATGAGTGTAATTTTTGTGTTAAAAAGACACTTGCATCCATCCAAATACCGCCATATGTTTTCAAAAGATACAATCTTATGAGATCTGATTTATTAGCTTTAATTTTTGTATTTTGGTTTATTTCATTTATAACATTAATGGGTATCCATCTATAAATATTAAAATCATTCAGTACTCTGACATCTTTACATTTACCGACATGCTCCCAGTTTTCTAAACACCTCTTAACAACACCTGGTTGAAATGGTGAATGCCAATAGGTCCACACAGTGTTTTCTGTGATTGGACTTTGTATGAAAAGTACTAATGTTAATAAAAGAAATATCAAAATCAATACCCACATTCTTACTTAAACACGAGATTTTATTAATGATTAAGTATGAATGTCATCGATGTATCTGGGCTCGTGAGTTCTATTATAATATGTCTCATGTTTGTACCCGAAGTGATTCATGTATACAAATATAAAGATGCCAATGCCCTGAGTTACGCATTTTTAAATTTAAATTTAATTGCCAGTATATTAGGTTTGATTTACTCAATATATTATAATATTGTTCCCATGACAATTACAAATATATCGGCAGGATTATTTTCATTAGTCTTATTTCGGTTCAAATATGTAAATGAGGTTAAAGAAAACACACAATTAGATAATATAGTATAGCCGGCCTTAGCTCAGTTGGAAGAGCAACTGACTGTAGACACTTAAGTCTAAATAACTACTGGAATCAGTTTGTCACTGGTTCGAATCCAGTAGGCCGGATTTATTCCGTCTTAGCTCAATTGGAAGAGCATATGGCTGTTAACCGTAGGGTACGGGGATCGAAACCCCGAGACGGAGAAACGCTCGTTTAACTCAGTTGGTAGAGTGCAAGCCTTGTAAGCTTGTGGTCCGGGGTTCGAACCCTCGAGCGAGCAATCATAAGGATCTCTTTTTTTTACAATTTATATTCTAGATTGTAAAATAAAGTTTTTAATTAGTCTCTGAATGTAACTAAATCACCCCCTTCTGACGGATGTAGCAGACCCATATTCGCTGTAATATTAGTATCACACGATAAGTCGAGTCTTTGTTGTTTTCCAATATATTTACAATATTTATTGTGTCGGTTGGTTGTCCACACCTCGGTTTTGACGCCGTTATTAAGATCAGTTACTCTATAAGCCGGGGTACATGCCATGTAGTAAGTTTTACCACCCCATTGATTAACGTTATATTTTCTCTCACATTTTCTCGGGACATGGTTCCAAGACTTTGCTGTTGTTACAGCTACACATTCTTCGTCATTTTTACACCGTTCTATACAAGTCCCTACAGATGCCTTATCAGTGTCCGTTTTATATACACCATTTTCATTAATCTGGCATTCGTGTGTAATTTTATAATTATTCTTTTTACACGGTTCTGTGTATTCACCCTCCAACGCAAGTTGCTCTGCTGTACACCCACCACTAAAGTTATACACATCATTCCTGTATAATACAGTACCGTCTGCTCTACATTCCGATAATTTCACACCACTTACCACCTCACATGCCGGACACCCTCCACACTCTTCCTTATGTGATGCTGGTATGGATACTGTATCTAATGTATAATATCCCGTGCCAATGGGTAAACCATCAACTTCATATTCAACGAAACGTTTGGTTTTTGAAGTTAAGTTGAAAACGCTGTCCGACCACCGCATTCGACCCTGAACGGGGTCGTAGTACCAAATTGGATTTTTCTGAGTAACACAAGTTTCTCCTTCTGCGGGTAAACACTGATTAGATTCGTCTGTTCTTTTGTATTTTATAGGTATACTTTCTCCGATATCTGTCTTATTAAATATATCATAACTTTGACTTATATTTAATACTTGATATTCATCGATTGATAAATATACATATCTAAGACCTACAATTGTATCTATTTCTAATTTTATTTTGAATAAGTATACTTCATATGGAATAAGTAATCGGACTGAATTATTCGCCGAATTTTTAAACAAGTCCGGATGTGTCAATTCCCGTACAACTTTTTGCCTTCCTTGTGGGAATATATTAACAAACCAACTCTTCCCATAAAGCTCAATGTTATCACCGTTTTTCCATGATACATAAATGAATCTTTTATTATACTCCGAAGATGCAAAAAATGGTGTCAAAGTAAACATAGAATCACCAGAATTTTCTAATTGAAAATCGGTGTTCATATATTTTTCGATAAATATGTTATTTAAATTTCCAAATGTGTCGTCGAAATAAATATGAAAATTAAAACCGAGTACATCCCCACCATAATAAATTTCTTTAAATGATATTTTAACAAAACCTGACATGGATGTATCAATTTCACCCTCGTAGTAGTCACCTTTATTGGAAATGATATAAGCTTTCCATCGGGCAACTTGTTCACTCTTTAAAAATTTATCCTTGAATTCTTGTTTACTGTCATCCAGAGGAAATGTTATCACAATATCCTTGAATTTTTCGTTATCAAGCATGTCGGGCGGTGAACCTGTATAATTTGACCTTCTCATGGTAAAATATAAGTAAGCTACCAAAAGAAACAAAACAGTCACGATATATCGCCTGTCCATTAAACATTACCAATATTTTTTTTAAACATTCAATACTTTTTGTTTCCACCCTTTCAGAGATATATCACTTTCTTTACACCATGGGTACACTTCTTCACCAACAAAGTTAATAGCATCCATTCCAGACTCTATACACTGTAAACAGTTGTCTTCACTGTCATCTATTATGAGACCAATATTGAGAGATCTGCATATGTCAACTTTCTTAACTTCATTGGGTGTAAAACTATTTGTTAAAATCACATCGTCAAATAATCCTTGGAAATAGGTATCTATCCAGTTTTCGGTGGTATCTCTCACAATATCTTGACGACCTGTTAGAATGTACATCTTATCACATTGTTTTCTAAGTTTTGTCATTGCATATTGCGATCCTTCAATTGGTTTTAAATAATAAAAGTCTCTAGATCTGTAGAAATCATGAAGAATTTTTTGTGATTCTTGTTCTGAAACATTAAATATTTCCCTGTAAAGGTATTTATATTTGGGTGTTGTGGGAAGTTTTTGACCTTTCCATCGTGCCATAGGTCTGAGTAATTCGAGCAAGACTTCGTCCATATCAACCGCAAGCTTCCTCAACATTTATAATTATACTATATATTGTGAGAATACCCTGAACGCAAAAAAAATATAAACTAATAGTAATGATTAATGAACAGGAAATTTATGTTATAATTGCAATGATCATGATCGTGTATCTTTTATATATTACAAAAAGATCAACTTATTGTTTCAAAGGGGGGTGGGATGATGTTGGGTGTTGTACTGAAGAAGGCAAACAAAAACAAATACGAATGCTTTCTGGTGATTGCGACGAAAGTGAGGCAGAAGAAAGAACAATAGATTGTTGTTATCAAACAGAATGGGTTGGTACGTGCGACTCGGATGGAAAGAAAAGACAGACTCGTGAAGCTGCCGGCAACTGTGACGATTTATCTACCGAAAGAGAATTTGATTGTTGTTATCAAACAGAATGGGCAAACAGTGGCAGTTGTTCTTCCGAAGGTAAACAATTACAGACTCGTGAAGCTGCTGGTAACTGCGATGATTTGGCCACCGAAAGAGAAATCGATTGTTGTTACCAAACACCGTGGGAAGGTACACAGTATATTAATAATACTATCACACAAACCAGAGAAGCTTACGGTACTTGTCTAGGTGAAGATACATATACAACCCGAACAGCTACTTGCGATCACAACTTTTCAAGTGATGGTCGGTGTGGGAGTGGATACGGCTGTTGCAGAAGCGGATGTTGCAGTCGGTGGGGTTGGTGTGGTGGTGGTAATGCCTATTGTATTAATAGTCAATTTAAGTATAATGCCCCAAAAGATTGGGTGTATAGTTAATATTTAACATATGTTATGAACTCTCAAAGTTCACTAGATATGATTTTCTACAAAAAAATATAAACCTATAATAGAACTATGGATTATTTAATTCTGTTTATAATTTTTTTGGTGATATACCTTATCAACAGAGTTCGTAAATCGACATATGGTGATAATATAGAATTAAATGTTACATGGTTCACTGGAGTAAATGTAAATGGCGTAGTAAAACAATGGAAATTGTTAGTCATTGACGACGAAGGTATAGAAAATACAGTTAAAACCGATGATCCAGAAGTTCTAAAAGATAATGTTTTGGTTAAATTAACTTTAAATAACATTAAACAATCAAAATTTTACAAAATAATTATAACTTATGACACAAAAAGTTTAAGAGATATTAATTTTATAAGTTTTTATAAATATAATAAGTCAAACAGATACGAAGACTTCGCAAAAACGGATTTTGAAGATTGTTACGAATATGGCAATTGGGCGACAGAAGATAGTTGTTGTAGTACATCTGGCACTAAAAAGTATTATCAAGATACATTTGGGACGTGCAGCGCTGATCAAATATTTAAGACGGTAGATTGTTGTTACAAAACAGAATGGGTTGGTAATACGTGCGACTCAGATGGAAAGATAAGACAGACTCGTGAAGCCGCAGGTTCTTGTAACGATTTATCCACAGAAAGAGAACTTGATTGTTGTTACCAAACTGAATGGGTTGATAATACATGTACCCCGGATGGAAAGATGAGACAGACCAGAGAAGCCGCTGGTAACTGTGATGATTTATCTACCGAAAGAGAAGAACTTGACTGTTGTTACCAAACAGAATGGGCAAACAGTGGCAGTTGTTCTTCCGAAGGTAAACAATTACAGACTCGTGAAGCTGCTGGTAACTGCAATGATTTGTCTACGGAAAGAACAATAGATTGTAATTTTTACGGACCATGGACCGTGACTGATAGGTGTTCGAGGCAGGGAAAGCTTATCGAAGAGCGCACAGTGACACGTGGTGGAAATGTAACTAAGGAAGAACAAGATAGTTCTACAGATTGTTGTTACCAAACGGGGTGGGTAAACAGCGGTTCTTGTAAAAGTAATGGTAAGCAGACACAGGTGCGAACATCGACAGGCCCTTGTGAAGACACTTCAACTACCAGAGAAATTGATTGTTGTTACCAAACTATATGGAGTGCGTACGGCGAATGCAAAGATGGCTGGGCTTACTCTTCACGTGGTTTAGTCGGATCCTGCTCAGGTGTGGCTCCCCATAAAAAAATAAGATGTGATGAGATGAAATTTGTTCCCGAGATCTGGCCGCGGAGATGTGGTGACGTAGATGGAGTTAAAAAACGTTGTTCCATGCCGAATTTGCCTACATATACCAAATGCAATATGCATAATTCCGGTTATTATAAAGGGAAGGCATTTTGTGACCAAATATTTCGATTTTGGTCGGACGACACAAATCTTACTGAATACAACAGTCTCGGTGGTGCGCAATATGTATCCGAACTCCCGTAATAAAAAAACGGTCTTTGTGTCTTTTCCGGGTAACATGAACATAAAACGATGGTCGAGAGCCGTACCAGAGTATGCGCAATTCTTTTATTTACATATTTTGTTCGTTAATGTTTTATTATTGACTGCGTTACCAAAAAGAACGAAGCCCTTATTATTGTCGCTCGCATTGATCACGGTGTATTATATTATTTTCGCAGACAGGAGCTGTACGATAAAAACATAACATTATTGTATGAATGGCCGTCGATTGGAATGAGAGTACGGTTCATGAAGAAAAATGTATATTTACCAGCGGGACATTTTGGCTTGGATTCGTCGCAGCTGTCCTTATAGTATCATTCGTGTCTATTTCATTATACACGAAGACACATTAAATTAAAGAATATTAAAGATTCGAATCATATCTTATGCATAAATGAGCCTTCTTATCCACGCATCCACAAAGCCCGCCCTCGCACCCAATAGGTCTGCGAAGAAGACCAAGACTGTGAAGAAAACCACTTCTTCTGTTAGGGCTCCCCCACTTAAACCTGTTGAGCGCCCCAATGACTTTCTTTCTATGGCCGAGCGCATAAATGGTCGTGCTGCTATGATTGGTTTCACCTCCGCTGTGGTTGATGAGGTTATGACTGGAAACTCCATCAGTACCCAGTTCCATGACAATGTTGGTCTTTCTGTCGCTGTTGCCAGTTTGGCGTTCCTCGGAACAGCGGCGAATCCTAAAGATGAAGGATATGTCCAGGGCTTTTGGAAGCCTGACACAGAGTTGCTAAATGGCCGACTTGCGATGGTTGGTGTCATATCGCTTCTCCTAACAGAGTCGCTCCATCCCCATGTTCCCCTATTCTGAGTCGGGATTGTAGCCATATAACTTAAAAATTAGAATTATAAAATTAATAATGTTTGCCACAAGAAAATTGGTAAATTTGAAACCATACTATAAACGTCAAATGGGAAAATGTGCCGTAATGGCACCTAAAACCGACAAAGACCTTTATAATATGATGAAAAAATCGGCTCTCATGGCTCTTAAGAAAAATTTAAAGGTGAATATTAATCACCTAAGAAGGATAAATCCATCGAATATTCAAGATGGATCGTCAAGAACCCCAAAAACGACGAATTAGCCTCGGAATCGTTCGATGCGATTCTCGTCGACGCTCCGTGCTCGTCCGTCGGTGCTTTACGACGAACACCATCGCTACGTCACTCGTACGACGATCCGCACGAGCTGGTAAAGGTCCAGGCGGAAATTCTCGACGGCGTCGCTCGTTTGCTAACTAGATATGAAACCCGGTATGATTTTGCCTAGTCACGGGCCGCCAAAAGTTTATTGATCACAGTGAGATTATGGTGAAATCCAATTTAATGAAAAATGTTTTGAAAACTGCACTTTATATTATACGAACCGAGAGGCCTATTCATATAATTAAAGTATAGCCCCATAGTATAGGTATGTTGTCTCGCCAGATAATTGTACCGATTTCGTTAAAGACACACCGTAGACGGGTTACAACCCGTGTACATAAAAGTGAAGATGCATGGGATCCAGACGATCAGCGTCGTATTAACGAAAATAAAAATTGGAGAGCTGGTGACCCCGAAGAAGATGCGTGGGATATAGACAAAGAGCGTGACGCAGCGAGATACAAACGGGAATCGCTAGAATCTGTATTTAGGTTGAAAACCGACGATGAAGAAGCGACTTTAAAGAAGATGAGAGAAAGAATTGATAAATGGGAAGAACATATAGATAAGGAAATGGGTAGTTATGATAGTAATGATTAAAAGAATTGCAAGTATTTTTTTGAAAGATGAAAAACCTAAACTCGGGCGCTGGAATCTGAAGACATGTGAGGACATGGTAACATCTATCAATTCTATTTACCAAAATAGGGATCACTGTGGTGATACAATTTGCAAAACACCCAAACAGGCATCTGAATATCTTACAGAGAAGAAACCTAAGTTGTAGCTAATTATTTATAATTTAAGACAAAATGATCACAGGCGATCCTATTAACGACGACATCCAATGGCTACTTCAAGAACTTAAACAAGTTGACAAAGATCTTGAAGCAGTTAACGTATCGTTTGAAGGTTGTAGTGACAGTGGTTGGTGTGGAACCGGCGACGATTATTGTGATGATACCTGGAACAGAAATCGTAAATATGATGGTCTTGACAAATTGAAATATGCATACGAATAAATGTAAACAACATATGTTATGAACTCTCAAAGTTCACTAGATATGAAACCAATATGATTTTGCCTAGTCACGGGCCGCCAAATGTCCGAACATTTAACCCGTAACAAATTTCAGGAAAATG